GGCCAGAGGACCGCCAAAGGTGAGGACCAATGCGTCGAGATCGTCGAGGACGAGGTTGGGGTTTTCATCCATCAGATCCTCTTTGGAGACAAGCTGGATCTGGTCTTTGTTGTTGAAGGTGTAGCGGATGGCTAGCATGGCCGAGCGGAGATCGGAGTCGTAGGGCAGCGCGCCGGTCTTGATCCAGCTGCGCAGCGCTCCGTACATAGCAGCGCGCATGTTGGAGTAAGACTCACCTGCGTTGTCGAACACGACACCTGTGATGGAGTCCTTGCCTCCGAATTGAACCTCATAACAGAATAGGTGCTTCTGTCGGACTTGGTCCACAACACCGCCGCCTACGCCGCCTCCGTCGATGAAGATCCCGTCTGGATGCCATTGCTCCCAAACCGAGAAGACATGGTTCGCTAACTCAACAGTAGAGACTCCATTGAACACCTTTCGCGCAATGCTACGGGCGTCTCTCCCCTTGCGGGGGAAGATGACGCTGTTGTTGCGCCCGAACCGAGCCACGTCAACACCAACGGCAAGAGGGGTAGCGGTATCAACATAGACCTCCCGGTCAGGATGCATCGCGGCGTCGATGTCTGCGGCAGAGAAGAACTCCATTTCGCCTGTGCGGGGGAACTGTCCGAGCACGCGAACACGGACGAAATCGCTATCAAGGCCATAAACCTTAATCCACTTCTCAAAGCGGGATTTGTTGGTAATGGCAACGGAACGGGAGTCGATCTGGCGCGAATTCCAAAATTCCGCATGCTTGCCTCCTGCAAAGCACTCTTTGAAGCGCCCAAGGTTGCGGGTGGGGTTGCCGAAGACGAGCCAAAGGATTTGGGTATCAGCGTCGGTGAGTGCGCCTTCGGCCGTTTCCCAAATGATGTCTGGGATGGCGGAAGCCTCGTCCATGATCAGGAGTAGGCGCTTGCCTTTGTTGTGCAGCCCGGCAAAGGCTTCGGTGTTCTTCTCCGACCACGGGATCATGTCGATGCGCCAAGTGCGCTCGCGGGATGGGTCCCGGCTGAGGAGGCTTGTGGCGTTGAGGATGAAGTGTTCCTTGGCGAACCAGCAGAGATTGAACCACTTACCTAGTTCGGCCCACGTCTTGGTCTTTAGCTGCGTCTCGGTGTTGGCGGTGATCACCCCGCGCGTGTCTGGGAACGTCATGAAGGCCCAGAGGATGATCATGGCCACTAGGGCTGATTTGCCAATACCATGGCCCGAGGCTGTGGCTAACTGGATAGCTTCCTCGGGGCTGAGTAGGCCTATCCTGATCGCTTCGAGGATCTCTCGTTGCCAAGCACTCGGGCCGGTGGGGTATTCGGCAAGGAAGGTATCGGGCTCGCCCCATGGGAACGCAGCAAGGCAGAATGACAAAGGGTCATCTGCCGTATCGGCTAGCAGGTCGATAAGACCGGCGTCCATAGCGTCTCAAACTCCACAGGGTCCAAGGGTCGAGCAGGCGAGCCTACTATGAACGCCGATCATATCCGCCTAACCAGTCTCGCAGTCTGGTTGGGCAGACTTAGTTCCCCAGCGCCGTCAGCGGAGGCAGGAACTCCTAACGGGCGCTGGGGATATTGAGGCACGGGGGAGGCAACCACCCTAGCCTCAATTAGTGTGGGCTTGGCCGTTCGGGCACGGGCCCGTTCCAGCGTAGCCGCGAAGTCTACGTTGATGTTGGTGTTCGTCTGGCGCTTGCCGTAGCCGAACCGATCCATTCGGTCCGAGGTGATGGCGATTAGGTCACGGGTGGGCAGGTACTCACCTGTCTCCTCGGCGATTTCCAACTTCTCGGCCAGTTGCGTTTCCGCCATGCGCATGTTCTGGAACGCAGCGCGATGGTGTTCGTCCACATCGCCAATGAAGGCTTCGTCGATCTTGCCGCGATAGTGGGCGATCAACTCGGCGAAGCTAGGGTCCTTCTGGAGCAGGCAAGCACGGGAGTAGGAGAACCCTGCGCGCTCAGCAGCTTCGGTTAGCTTAAGGCCCGCTGCAATCAAGCGGGCCAAGCGGTGGTGAGGGTCCCTAAGGCGGGCGATCCGGTTGGTGCCCTGTCGGTCCGCTGACTCGCGCTCGGTATGCAGCAACATTAGATCGTCCCGCGTGAGTGCTCTCACGTTGGTGATCGTAGGGTTGCGTGCAATCTTGCCGCGATGGAGGACCACTAGATGCGCCTTTCAATTTGGGGGCCGGGGGCACGTGCTTGGTTTACGGAGCGGTTCAATATGACTTCAACGCCATTGATCCGTAGCGGGATCTCGGTTGCGATGTAGGTCGCGAGCTTGAGGTTGACGTTGTATTGCGGCTTGTAGAGATTGATCATTTCCTTCTCAAGCTCGTCAAGCTTCTCGATCGGGCACGGGCAGATGAAGACATCGTCGAAGCGGACTCCTCGGGCGGAAGTGAACAAGGACTTGGGCTTGCCGACTAGGTTCTTATGCGCGTAGATGCGTTGCAGCATCTTCTTGCTTTGGCCAATGTAGACTACCCGCCCATGCCACACCAAGGCGTAGATGCCCGAGCGAAGAATCTCCCCAACCCCTATGAACCCAGCTAGCTCCATCACACGAACTCCGACCTATACGATTAGTATACGGAACCGAAACGCAAATGTCAAGCCCAAAGACCAATTATTAATTTCATTTCCAAATAAAAGTATGGGCATCTCAAAAATCACCTCATCGATATACAAACAACAGCCAAAGGTATGTACATCTCAGAAATCATTCATCGGGCTGTGAGGACCTATGGCCCCGCGCGGGAGACAAAATTTTGGCCCCCCACCCGGTCGGGGTGAGGGGCCTGTGGTGCAGTGCGGTAGTGTGACCTAGATCACGTTCACTCCTTGACGGTGAACATGGCCTTGTTGGTCTCAAAGAAGGTATCGATCATGGGAAGGGCAGAGCGGAACGCTTCCCACTGGCTGCGGTAGAACGTGAAGGGGAAGCGACCAAGGCCATAGATGGACATTGCGCCTTTCTCTGAAACCTTCACGCTGATCTTGCTGACAGCCTTGGCAGCAATTGCCTCTTTCAGCTTGGCATTGTCAGCGCGAAGGGTTGCCAGTTCCTGCATGATCTGTTCGTTGGTCATTGGTGTTGCCTCGTCATGGCTGGCCTTGGCGGTATGCCGTGGTCCAGTGCCATGCAGCATGATCCCCAATTGTGGCGACAATGTGACGCTTTGATCACGAAATGTTACAGCCAGTGCGACACAATGCCGCATGGGCTACCGCAGCGCACAACGCTTGTTGCAGCGCAGCTAGTGCAACACAGCTACCGCAGTGCACCATAGCCTCCCGACAGGGCCAGGCCCAGGGCTTACGCCGCAATCAGCCTTATCAACCTCTCATCCACGCCTAGTCTCCCTCTCCTCCCCTCCTCATCGCCTCAAATCCCAATGTCTGGACCTGCCGCCAATCCTCTCTCCCTCTCTGTTGTATATATATATTTGATGAAGGATAGGCAGGGAGGAGGGGCTAGGTCCAGCTTTTCAACTATGAGGGGATGAGGAGGCATCAAGGCGGGGCTGAGAGCATGACTAGAGGTACATGAGGGTTGCGGATTAAATGGTTGATCAATTGTGTTGACATTGCGGCCTAGACGTGATATAATGAGCCCATAGTCAAGGCCTTGGAAGGTCAGCAAGGGCCTATCACTCTATCAACCCCTGCAAGGTTCGCCAAGTCGCTCCTGCGGCCAATTGCCGCACCACAATCACCTTTCGTTCGCCGTTTGTTCGCGTTGCGTTCACGTTCACCGCCACAATTCGGCCACAATGCGGGCGCATACTAGGCCACGCTGAGAGGATAGACGCCAGCCCTAATGCTACTGCCAAATGCCTGTCCCCTTCTGCTCAACCTAGCGATTGCAAGCGCAGACCGAGTGGACAGTAGACATCGACGCTGATGGTGTTAGGGTTGGCGCATATCCTCTCCCCCACCGATGCTAGGACCGGCTTAATGGTTCGGTTGCTCACCACAGAGCGGGCTGATTGACAATAGACCATGCGATCCCCCAGCTAGGGCTGGCTTAGCGATCACGGTCTTACATCCTACGGGCTAAGGAGCGCAGACGCAGCGCAAGCCCTCACCATGCTGCATCTCAGGGCATTCCGCCCTTAGAGGAGGCAAGCCAATGGCTGATAAAGAACTCTCATTCATCGCAGCCTGCAAGGACTACTTCGGCTACAAGCCGGGGCAGACCCTTGGGGACTTCATGAATGAGATCAGGCTGTTGACCGATGAGGACAAAGCCCAACTGAGGGTTGAGTTCCTCAAGGTCGGCTACACAGTCCGCGCCTAATCCAAGGGGCACACCTCGCAGGTGTGCCCTGACATGCAGCATGGTGATTGAACCGTCTACGCCTTGCCTTGGGACAACCAATGCAGGAGTGGGACTACTAAGCCAAACTGTTTCCAACTAAGCCTCAAGACTGAGCCTACCAAGCCGGTACGGTTCATCGACATTGACATCGAGATCTGCAAAGAACTCGACATCCCTGTCGATCCTGACAAGTATTGCATGTCATGGTATGACATCATAGGCCTTCGCTTGGCCTGTGGTCAGTCATTCGATGACATGCGCAAGTACTTCCTCGGTGTCAATGAGGAACACTCAGCTTGGGCTTGTAAGATGGCCCAGATCGTAGAATACCTCGATGCTAACTACACTTCCGATGCGTGGGCTGAGATCGGGAGGCGTTGATGAAGCGAACCATTCGTTGCCAAGTCAACAAGCGTCGATACCGCTTCACCACCATTGCCGAAGCTGCCAGACACTTCCATATGCCTTCTGCGGTTGTCCGTGGTAGGGTGCGGGCTGGTTGGAAGCTCGGCAATGCGCTCAAGACTCCAATAGCTTGGCGCAAGCCCAGACCCTACAAGCCACATCCTGATGTGGTCGCCCATGCGGCAAGGGTTGCCAAGTCAGCAGTCAACCAGACGAGGCACTGAGACATGAGCGCAGCAACCTTTGACAAACTTCTCCGTGACGCCTTTAAGCCTCAGCAGAGGGGACCACTAATGGGCACAGGCTATGTAGTCG